TTTGTTCTTTAGTTGAAAAATTTACCTCTCGTTGTTGATTAATTTTATCAACCGCTGCTTTACTTAAATTAAAATCATAAACTCGTTGTTCAGCTCCTTCTTGTTCAATAAATTTAAGTGTCATTGATATATCAACAATTTTTGGTAAATATCCAACTACCTCTCCATCGGTTTCCCAATTTCCTTCATCTGGTATAGTATATTGTAGTGTTTCAATAAATGAAGTTCTGTTATTATACATTGAACCTAATCTAAATTCTATAATAGGAGGGTTTGATAATCCATTTTTAATTGTTGGGTATGTATAAGTAGTTAATACTTTTAATCTTTCCCAAATATTAGCAAGTTCTATTGGAGATGCAGCTGCAACTTTTAAATTAAATGATATACTTCTTTCAACTCCTTCATATAAATAAAATGAATAAGGATTACCTAAGAATTTTTGTCCAGACCATGATGGTGTACTAGATTCAGTAAGTCCTGATATAATTGCTCTAAATGCAATTGGTTTTGTTCCACCTTTTCTTCTAAACCATAATGGGATTAAATCTTTATAACTATCAGTACCAACTTTAATGAATGCATCATTTTCATCTAATGAATAATCATCTGCAACACTTATAGTATTAATATTATCACCAAGATTATTTAAACCATATAATTCCCCTAAACTTTCCTCAGCTTTACTATTTTTAACAAGCTCTCCTTTTCCTTCATTATTATAACGAGTAGCATATGGACTTTCAGAACTATATTGTGTTTTTAATTTTTTACTTTCTTTTATAGTGTTTGGTTCAAATGCATATTCAGTATTTCCAAATCTCATAAGTCCACCTCTTGAAACTGCATATGCTGGTGATACTTTTCTTAAATCTACTTGACTATCACTTGCATTTGCGAACTTAATTGGAGATTCGTTTTCGTAATCCTTTAATTCTTGATACCCACCCTCTTGTTTATAATCTCTTACATCTTTTAATATTTTAGTATATGGGTTGGTATTTGAGTATTCTTTAATTTTTTCTGCATTATCATCACCAACAACTTCATCTATTGATTGTGGTCCACCAAATAATCCTTTTCTTGCTTTATCTTTTAAAAGGCCAATTCCTTTTCCTAATGCTTGTTTACCAATAGTTGTTGGGTTACCTCCTCCTGTATCTTTTAAGAATTTACCAACTAAACTACCATTGGGTCCATAACTATCTTGTGTGATAGGTGTCTGTGAATTAGTTTTGGATTTTTTATCACCTCTTAATTCTATTACTTTATCAGATACTTTAGATGGAATTAATGCAGATGGAATTCCTAATTTATCATTTACAAAGTTTCTTGCTTGAGTTATTTTACCACCTATTAATCCCCCACCACCTTCGGACCCGAAAGGGTCTGTAGCATTTTCTTTGATGGCATCAAGTGTAGGAGTAGTTCTTAATGCAATACGAGTTGCCTCGTTACCATATATTAAAGGATTGTTTAATTCAACTAATGATTTGATTCTAATACCACTTATTTCTTGTTCTATAAAAGTTTCTTTATCAGATTTTACTTCAGAATAGGATGTACCATATTTGTAAGAGTCATTACTACGAAAAAGTTCCATTATTGTTCTTGCCATAATTTACTCCTAGTTTATTGCACTATCTTGCATTTGCTTATTATCTTCATTACTAAAAATTGTTTTACCAACTACCTGACCGTTCATTTTTATTATATGTCCTTTTTCAAGAGCAGTGGTCATTGCTTTTAACTGATTTAACATTTGTTGTTCTAATGATTCTCCACCTTTTTCTATTGCTGAGGCTTCTTCTGAATTATCACCACCGATTCCTAACATAGATGCTAAAGCTATAATTGGTACAGATATTGCAGCAAGTCCAGCTAACATAAATAATCCTGGTAAACCAACTGCTCCTAAAAATGCTAGTGATGTTCCAAGTAAATACATTGAACCTGCTAACCCAACAACTGCTAATGAGAATAAGGCAAGTTGTCCTACTTTTTCTAAAGTTATTGCTCCCATGATTGATAAAAATCCATCAGTTATTGGTGGAATCATTGATGCAATCCCTTCAAATGCTCCTTTTAAAACATCTCCAAATGCAGATATTGCCGGAGCAGTTAAACTAAGTGCATATGCAAGAGGAATTAATGCCGCACCAAGTAATGCTAAAATACCCAATCCTATTAATATAGGAGCAGCTGCAGCAGATACAGTAGCACCAAATGCAGATAATCCAAGTCCGAATGCTCTTAAACCTGCTCCTGCTATTTTACCGAGTAATCCTATTCCTAACATACCTGGTATTGCTGCTATCATTGCAACCATACCTAACGCAGTTGGTATTAAGTTAAGTGCACCAAAGAGAACTTTGGGATTACCCATAGCTTTTAATCCTTCTGCTAATGATTTTAATCCACCTGAACCTTGTTTGTTTGCCTTAAATCGCATATCAGGTTTACCCATCTTGGTCATAGGACCCATTGTTTTGGGACTTACAAAATTCAAGAGTTTATCTTTTGCTCCCCCTATCGCACTACCTATACCACCAAACATTCTTCCTAATATGCCAGTTCTTTTATTTGCTAATGCCATTAAAGTAAGAATTCCAGCTATTCCTGTTAATACTGCAGGTATAAAACGATTACCAAGATTTGCCATTCCTTCTGACATTGCATCAAAGTTAGAAACTCCTATTGAACTCATATCATTGGCTTTACCTTGATTGGTTGCCATTTTTTTAAATTCTTCAACAGTAACTCCTAACAAGTCTGCAGTTTGTTTCTTTTGGTAGTAATCCATTTGATTGAATGCAGATATTCCACCAAGTTGTCTTAATGTTTCTTGAGTTGCTCCTTTTATATCACCACTATATGCAAGTTCTCTAGCTTTACTTAGGTTAATATTTTTACCTAACATAGCAGAAAGTTCTAATTCTTTAGTTATTGATGATTCAAAATCTAACAGATTATCTGCTATTCCTGATATTTTAGACATTGATACACCAAGTTTTGCTGCATATCCTGCTGCAGCTAATATATTTTTTCCACCATCTTTTCCAAACAATGCAAATTGTTCAGTATTTGCTGCTAAATCAGCCATCAATTGTGATGGTATAAGATTATTTTGATTAGCAAATTGTTGAGTGGTTTTAATCATATTGCTAGCAATATCTTGTGAACCACCATTTAATCCAGCAAAGTTTTGTTGTAATTTAGCAGCATCGGTTGCCGATACTCCTATGTTTTTTGATATTAAGAGTGTATCTGCAAGAACATCATCTGATTGAATATCACCAAACTCTTGAGCTAAAGATGTAATACCTTCAGTAGCATTATCAAAATATAAACTTAGTAATCCAGTTTCAAAGGAAAGATTACCCATTCCTCCACCAACATTACCTATTTCTCTATTAGTTTCTGCAATTTTCCCTGCTAATTTTCCTGCGAAAGCAAAAGCTAATCCTAGAGCTCCAGCAAGGTTAAAGACTTGTTTTACTGCAGATTCTAAAGTTTCTGATAGACCTTGAAACTTTTCTTTCAGTTGTTCACTTGCTTTATCACTTGCCTCTAACGCCTTTTTTTCTTCTTTAGTTGATTTAGAAATATTACCAGCTTCTATATTTTGATTTTTAAGAGATTCAAGTACTTTATCGTTTAGTTTTAATTCTTTTTGAAGATTAGCTATTTTATTATCGATTTCACCTTGTTGAGCTTCTATTTGTATTGTATCTTCAATATTAAGTTCTGATAAATCTCGTGAAAGTGAGAGTACTTCGGATATTCCTTTAGCTTGATTAGGAGTTATTTCGTCTCCTAATGATTTGGCCAAATCATTTGTTTCTTTTTGTTGTTTTTTAAAATCTCGGTAACTATTAGATATTTGACCTATACTTTTTTCTGATGCTGCAAATGTTTTTAAATTATCTTGAAGTACTGATGCAGATTCTTTTTCTAATTTAATCCTTTTCTCATCTAACTTAAGTCTTTCTAATTTATTTTTAGTAAGGCGCATATCATTATCAAGAGTAAATTTAGCTATTTCTTGTTCTTTAGCTTTAATCTCTTTTAATAATCCTAATCTGCTTTTTTCTCCAGCCATTGTTTACCTTGAGTTATTTTATTTTATCTTTACCTAACTTCTGTGCTGCTTTATTGTATTTTTCAATAGATTTTCTTAAGTTTTCTCTATCTTTTGCTAATTTTTCTAAAGAGTCAACGATTTCTTTTGGGAATTTTCTTTTTCTTACCTTACTGATAAACCTATCAGCAGTTCCATCTCTTAAGTTATCAAAGACATCTCCAAAGAAACGAGATAGCATATTTTCATTTATTTTGTTTTTTGACATAATACTGTTTCCTTTTATATAGTTTTATTCTACTATAAATATAATGTAAAAAAAAAGTGAGGATGTTATTTCCTCACTCTTACGTTTGGTCCCTTAGAACCACCTTTTTTATTGGCTTTATCATATTCAGCCTTTTCTTTTGATTTACTATCTACTAATTTTTTGAAATAGAACCTTCTCCAATGAATTGGCATAGTATAAACCTCTGCCCAAGTAAATCCATTACCAAAGTTAACCATTTCCCAAATTTGGCTATGAAGTTGAATTGAGTAATCAGTCGGTAGGGTAAAAAAACCCGGCACCTAATGGTATGTCAAGTGCCTCCTGCTCACCTGTCAAATCTGACGTAAAATTAAATTTTAAATCTAAATCTGGACTAATTTTTTGTACATAGTTTCTTAATGCTCTTGTATCTCTTGCTAATAAATTGTTTTTAACAAAATTATTAATAAATCCTCTATCACTATTACCAGCAATCTCAAGTATCATATATCTTAAACGAGTACTGATTTCACTACCAGCACCATCTCTATCTTTTCTTAATCTTTGTAATGCTTGTATTTCAGATGAAATATCTTTTTCATCTTTATGTGTTAATAATTTAAAAATGATTTTTTTCTTTGCAAGTGGTAAATCAAATTCATATTTATTATCTGAATTTAGAAGATTTTCATCAACTTCTTTTATTTGTATTATTGATAAATCAATATTTGTTTTTTGTTGTTCGCCTGAGAATGGGTCAGTTATTTCTACTTGATAATCTTTACCATATCCTAAAATACGAGTTGCTAAGAGAATAGCATTCTTATCGCCAATACAAATATCATTAATATCTATATTTTCTTCTACTACAACAGATTCAAAGAGTTTATCTAACACCACCCCCTTTCTTATCAAATTTTGGGAAGCAAGTATATCCTCTTCACGAGCTGTCATATACTTAATCTCTACCGTACCCTTTGATAATGGGCTTTCTGGTGAATAAACCTTTCCTTTTGATGGAAGGTCTATAATTTCAGTTGGAAATTCATAATTTGCCATATAACTTTTATTTTAATGTTCGTATATAAATATATAACTTTTAAAAAGTTGAAAAATAAAGACATAAAAAAAGTTCTCACTAAGAGAACTCTTTTCTTTATAAAAATATTTTGGGAGTATTAATATTCTAAAACTGCGTAATCATAAGATAGTGTCAAAGTAATTTCAACAGGATCTGTTGCATTTGACCAATCTAAATCATTAAACACTGCATTATTGATAAATGCACCTTTCATAGTCCATTGTTCAATTTTATCACCAACTGGTCCTAATAGGTAACATTGGATATCTTTCTTATAGAAATCTGCATATCCATCTCTACCTGTTAATGATTCGTGTGATAATCTTACCCATTCCATTACCGCTTGTGCTCCTGAAGGAACGATTGGGTCGTATAGAGTAATCTCTACATCTTGCCATTCGCCTTTTCCTTTAAGTTTTCTCTTAACGTTAATATGGTCAAGCGTAATAGTTTCAAACTGAATTGAAGGTCTATTAGCTGTTTTTATAAGATATGAAGGGATACCATCGATTTCCATGATGAATCTATTCTTCATCTTCGGTTCGAAGTTGGTATAAAACATTTCGTTAAATTCTAATACTTCTGCCATTTTGTTGTTTCTCCTAATTATATTCTACTATAAATATAGTTCTTTTTTATTTTTAATTAATTTATGCTGAGAATGATGCTCCAGTTGGTAAAATATTGAAATCTAACACGATAAATTCAGCAGTTTTTGTTGGTTGTAAGAAAATCTGTCCAGCCAATATATTTCTGTCGATTACATCTGGTGTGTTATTACTTTCATCCATCACCACTCTAAAAGCATACAATCCTTGTCTTTGTTGTATTCCTTCTAAATAAGGATTAACAGTATTTAAGAATCTACTTCTTGTTTGAGAAGTATTTTGTTCGAATACTAAGTATCTTGAAGTTGAAGCGATATACTTCTTAACTTTAATCATTAATCTTCTTACGTTGATTCTATCAAGTGCTGATGCTTTATCTTGTAAAGTTTTTTGTCCAAATGCTACAATACCCTCTCCTGGAAATTGAGCGATTGGATTAATTTTTCCTTCGTATAAAGAATCTCTTTCAGCGTGTGTTAATCTATTCAGTACAGAAACGGCTCCTACGATACCACCTCTGTTTAAACCTGCAGGTGCAAACCATTCTGCTGCGATAGCATCATTTGCTGCATATATTCCTGGCATCAATACTGATGGTGGAACTGCGGTTAATTTATTAGTGTTTCTGTCGATTGTTTTAACCCATGGGTAATAAGTACCAACATAGTTAGAATCAACTGCCTCACCTTGTGAAATTGCTTCAGCGATAGTATCTGCACCATCGTTAGCATCTCCAATAAAGAATGCATCTTCTCTTGCTTCTACCATATCAACTACTTTATCAAATACATAAGAATGTAATCTTCTAACTACACCTGGTGCAGATACTAAGTTGATATCGAAATCATCTGGATTAGATACTGAGTTTATTGCTTTTACATATGCAACTGAACCTTTTGCAGTTGAATTCTGTAAATTAAATCCTTGCGAGTTTCCAGCACCCCAATCAGAATCGCCATATTTAGCTTTTTTAACTGTTGCTGATACTCCATCAAATCCACCTTGGAATCCTACGATAAATTGTCTCTTGTTAATTATTGTAGCAGTATCAGATGTTGATAATGTATATGCAAAGTTTTTACTTGCAACTACACCACCTACGATTGCATTTATTGCTCCATCGAATGAGAAAGAAGTGTTACCACCTACTGATGCATTATTAGGTATTGGTGCTAAGTAATTATTGTTGTCAATTTTAACAACTGCAGATTCTAAATCAATACCACTATACTCAGCTGATTTGGAACCATTGTTATTTTCTGAACCTGTTGCAAATATTACCGCAGGTATCATAGATTCAGTTCCAGCAGCTCCAACATAAATTGGGTTTGTATATGCTCCATGTCCAAATGGTGCCGCAGTTATTGGGAATAATCCCTCTTCTACACATTCTACTCTAACAAATTTTGAATAGTTTCTATAATCACCATTTTCAGTTTGTTTTCCATTTGCATCAATTGATATGTTTCTATCACCAATTCTTTTCTTGATATAATTTGGTGATGCAGGGTCTAAATTTACATTAGCAAATGTTTCAAGAACATTAGTTCTTTTATTAGTATCACCATGTTTTCTAACTGAAATTGAGAAAGTTGCATAATCAGTTGCATTTGATGAACCAGCTGCTTTTACATTAAAGATACCTATTTTGTATTCTTTATTGTAATTAGCACCATCACCTAAAGTAGCAAATCTAAATAAATTATGTCTTTCACCAGAAATTAATTGTGATTGTATATAAGGAGTTTCTGCATGTGAAATAGAACCATCTCCATTACTTCCAGAGAATGATTGAGTTGCACCTTTAATTGATACTACTTGTGAACCACTATCTGACATGTAAGTTGTTTGGTCTGTTGCTGCTTTTTCAAAGTATTTGTAAGCATATCCATTTTTTGAACCTCTTGGGTTACTTCCAAATACATCTGATAAATCATTTCCTGCACTTGGTAGTACAGATGCTGATATACCAGCTCCTATTTGTGAACCGCTGATTGAGAATACTGATGCACTTGCATTTGATTCTATAACGTTAGATGATGTTGGAAATCCAACACTTTCATCTCCATTATGAGTTGCATTAAGAACTCCAACTATTTCAGTTCCCCCATCAGAGCCGCTAATTGCGATTAAGAAAGGTTCATTATGAGTTTGCCCATCTACGTTACCAACACGAACAATAGTTACTGTTCCTGCTTCTCTTAGATAGTTTTGTACGGTATATCCTGTATAGTATGAACCATCAGGTGTGCCGAATATTTCTTCAAATTCCGATTGGGTGTTAACAACGGTTGGTACGAATGCTGGTCCTTTGTGAAAAGGTCCTATAATAGCTGCTCCGATTTCACCAATCCCTTGTGATAAGAAAGAAAGGTCGTTTTCTCTCGTAAATACCCCAGGTGATACAATTTTTTCTGCCATTTTATTTTACTCCTTGTTATGTTTTTTGTATAATAATACTCTTATATAAGTATTAATATCTTGTAGTAAAGATTATTTTTTAATATCTTTAGTTTCAGATTCTTCTTCTTTTATTTCAGTTGGTATAAATGAATTGGTAGTTGGGTCGTAATTACCATCTCCATATTTTTCATTTAACCCCTTAAAAATATCTTGTTCTAGTTGAACTAAGTTTGAATGTTTTTTTAACAATTCATCTTCAACTTGTGTAACTTCTTCTATTCTTCTTTTCTTTTCAATTTGAATTTGACCAAGTTTTGTAAATACTTCAGCAACATCTTGTCTTAATTGATTTATTTGTGAAACTTCTTCTTTTGTAAACTTAATTGGTTTTGCCATTTTTCTCTATTTTAATTATGGTTTTTGTTTATATATATAAATATATAGTTTTTTATAAAACGATAATTTTTTACGATACAGTAAATGTTAACGTACTACTATATGAACTTATTAATCCATTTGTTCCATATTGTCTTACTCTTGCATATCTTGTACCAGTTCCAATATCGAAATCTCCACCATCAGTTGTAGTTACAACTGTTACTTCAGACCATTGAGTCTGGTCAATTTGAGGTGAACTGAAATCTGAATTATTATCTATCTGTACATCATATACATTATTTGTACCATCTCCACTCCATGAAAGAGTTAATGTACCATTTGTCCAAGCTAATGATGTTGGTGCAGATGGTGCTGATTCATCGGAGTGAGCATTTCCACCTTTATTGTGAGTTATATACCCATTTACTAAATATGTATCATTTTCTTCAACATCAATTGATACAATTTCAACTGTTCTTTCAACAACTTCTATTGAAGTAATATCAATTTCAGTAATTGTACCAGAAATATCTCTGATTAGTTTATCATCATTTGTAATGTTAAACATTTCTTTAAATCTATATTCATCATCACTTGCATCTTTAACTAACATTGGGTGTTCTGATGTTGCAGTTACTTCACCGTCATTAATATCATAATATTTATTTGCGAATGAATAAGTAATACCAACAACTTCTACATCTTTTGAATCTGTACCTAAAGTATCGGTTGACCATTCTAAGAAATCTGATTCATCTGTTCCTAAACTTGTAATTGCATACCCTTGTAGTAAATCTCCTTCTTCTAAATCTCCTACTTCTATAATTGTTCCATCTGCAAGAGTTACTGGTGAATCAATAGTTAAACATAATGCCGCTGAATTTCCATCATAAGAATCTACTGAATAAACAGTTTTGGTTCTTGCAGTATTAAAATTTGTTGCATGGTCATTATATGTATCGTTATACACTACTGAAAGTGTATGTGATTGTGCTCCCATTAATGCAGTTTGAGAACTTCCACCTTGTGGATTCATTGAACCAATCGTAATATCGTTTTGATATCCTGCATTTGCTTCAAGTGATAACCACCCAGCAGTTTGTCCTGCTGAATTATAAGTTGGGTCTACTGACCAAATAAAGTTTCCACCTTTAGATTTTAAATTACTGAATTTATTTCCTTCTGCACCAAATCCAAGTGTATAAGTTTCTGTTGTTGATTCAACTGCGTAAGTAAATCCGGTAATTGAACCAACTGAATCGATTCCCCAACCTGACATTGACACTATCGTTCCAGCAGCTGCATTAAGTGCATTTAATGATATACCACTACCTGTATCTGTTGTTCTTACTGCAGTACCTAGATTTTTTAAACTAAGTGTATCTCCTGATGAAAATGTTGCCATATATGGTTTCCTATATATTATAAATATTAAGTAAGTCTCTTACCCATTGTTCTTTGTTAGTAAAATTTTCTAACATAAATGATTTTATTGTATTAAACCATTTCTGTTTTTCCTCATATGAGGTTTTATCTAACCTTATATAAATATCTTTAAAATCTTTTTTAGATGATGCACGATAAGGATAATTTAATTCTTTACACCAATTTGTATGAATTATTGGTAGTTTTCCATAATCTACTGCCTCAAAAATTCCATAACCAAAAGGTTCATTGTTGAAACATGAATGCGATATACCCCAATTCATATTATAAAAAGTATCTTTAAACTCTGATTTATAGTGATATACTCTTGATTTAGATGTGTCTACTTTTACTCCTTGTTTCCATATTACATTGAATTCTTTTGAATTTGTAAATATATATGATGGTATTGCATCAACATACCTTGGATTCTTTCTACCTTCACATCTTGCAGCAAATCCTAATTTATTTGATTTACTTAGAGGTAAGTTTTTTTTAAATTCGTAAAAGTTTTTAATATTTTTATTTTCATACATAATATCATACAACCCTACCCATATAGAATATGTTGCATATTCATTTATTGTTTTTTCCCAACTTGAATCTAAATAAGGATGCCAAACAAAACTTGAATCATCTCCAAGTTGAGATTTAATAATATGATTTACTGAGTTATGTAATATATTAGAATGAATTTTATGTTTATTTTCTTCTATTACTTTCATTGGAGTATAGTGTCCATGTAATATGTTTATTCTTCTTGCATTTTTACAAAGATTTTCTGCTAATTCAATATCATCACCATGCCAATGGGCTTCTATTGGAAATTTATAATCTTCATGTCCTTTTGGTTTGTTTCTATGAATTAAAAGAATGGGTTTTACATCTAATTTGGGTGCAACCAATTCCATCCATAGATTTACCCAAGTATCAGTACCAGCATTTACCCAAGGGCCGCCACCTGTAGTATAATACACATCATATACCATAAATTTATTTTTTTACAATTATTTTTCCTACAAATGTAGTTGAGAATACAATAGTTACTCTGTTTGCTG